TTAGTTTTTGTTCCCCATGTACCGGCGTTTTCACCAGTTGCCATTAGTTCTACACCGAGAGCCGTATAAGTTGATGCCATAATTTTGTTCTCCTAATTAGTATCTTTTTTTAATTTGTTTTATCCTTAATGTCAATAACATATTATTTAATTACCTGCATTAACAGATGTATAATTTGCGGTTTGTGTAGCCGTTATTGTTTCATATCCTAAAGGAGCTACTCCAATAGGAGACACACTAGCAGTTGCTGAAACACCTGTCAATCCCATAACATCTGCTGGATTTAATGCTCCAGTTGATGCTGTTACACTTATTCCTGTTAATCCCATAACATCTGCTGGTGCTAAAACACCTGTAGATGCAGTCATTCCAAATCCTGTTAAATCTATTGTAGGATTTGCAGTTATAACTAAATTTGTACCAACACTTGAAGTTGAGCTTAGACCAGATAATCCCATGCTTTGATCTGGAGGATCTATTGTTCCTACTGCAGAAGTAGAACTTACTCCTGTTGGAGATACAATTATACTAAAATCTATACTTACTGATCCGACTGTTGAAGTTGCACTTTGACCTGTTGGAGTTAATACTAAATCAGATATTGCTGTTGGTGATCCAACTGTTGAAGTTGCACCAATTCCAGTTAATCCCATTACACTTGGAACATCTAAATAATATTCTCCACCCCAACCAGTTGTTGTAGATCCCCAAGTTTGTTTACCCCAACTAACATCTTCTCCAATACCTGTAGTTGCTTCAACTCCAGTTAACTCAACCACTATACCTGATTGTCCCCATGTTTCAGTTCCCCAAGTATCTGATCCCCAACCTTGATTTATTTCTGTAAGAATTGTTGTAGTTCCAAGTGATGTAGTTGCGCTCTGACCTGTTAATGTAACGACAGGGTTATCACTTGCATTCCAAGGCTCTTGACCCCAAGCAGCTCTACCCCAACCTTGATTAGCTCCTGATATAACTTCTCCAATAGATGCAGTAGCAGATAAACCAGAAAGTATAACTGCATCATCACCTAAGTCTCCCCAGGTATTATCACTCCAAGAATTTCCACCCCATCCTGTGCTTGACAAAGCTGAAACTGATCCAGTGCTGGTAGTAGCACTTACTCCTGTAATAGGAACAATTATATCGTCTTGACTTCCCCATTCATTTTGTCCCCATTGAAGAACGCCCCAAGTGCTTGCATCTACTGTATTAGCTGCTCCACCCATTCCTGAGTGATATTGACAATAATAATAAAGTTGTGGTGCAGAAGCTGCTACAACGATTGTTGTCTGAGTTGAACTATTGTGAGTTACGCCGGTTGTATATTCGGACCCACCATTATGTGTACCATCATCGGTAGTTGAAAATTTAAAAGGATGAGCTGAAGGATAATTAAATACATAAGTATAACCTTCTGCAAGATTTATAGTATCTTGTTGTACACCATCTATAAAATATTTATTGCCGGATCCCGGGTTACTGACCGTTACTGTAAATGTTCGGATTGCCGACATAAGGACTTACTCCCTATGCTATACGTATTATCGCGTTAGATGCGTCAGCTGTTGGAAATTGAATTGTAAAAGTTCCACTTGTTACAGTTTTATCTGAACCAAATGCGATAGCACATACTGCTGGATCACCACTTGCTGAGTCATTAAAAATTAAACAACCATTAGCTGTGAATGAAGCTGATGTCCAAGAAACATCTGCAAAGTCACAAACTGCTGTATCTGTAGATAAAACAGGAGTTACACTTGTAAGTGCTTCTCCTTTTGCAGTGTATGCAGATCCTGATGTGTTAGATATTTCGTTTGACGTAGTGTACGCTGTAGTTGATTTATTTAAAGTTGCAGAGCTTGTGTATAAAGCTATGTTAAAAGTGTTTCCAGACGATGCTGTGAAATTATGTACAGCTTTTAAAACTTCTGTTTTGAAAGTGTTACATATTGCCGATGTTATTGCCATAATTTTTTCTCCTAATTATTGAGGCGGTGACTCGATTGGAATTCTTAATGTACCATCCGTGTAATCGTCTCTTCTTCTTCTTCCAATTTGCATCGCTGCAAACTTTTGTAGTTCACTTTTATACTTTCCATCGTATAATGTCAACATATCTGTTGGACCTTTTAAGAATCCATATGCTTCTACTAAACAGGCATATAACAGACCTTGCGGGAAATAGTTACTAATATATGTGTGAGAATTACCATCTGAGCCTGAGCCTAATCCAGTAGGCATTTTGTTATAATATATTCTAAATATGTAATTAACATCCGGAGTTGGAGCTAAATAGATAGATCCTGAAGTAGTATCTGATAATCCTGTTGCTCCACCAAACATTGAGTAATATTTAGGTTTGCCTGTAACATCTGCACCTGATGCAGTTGATCCTTCTGGTCCTGTTAATCTTCCTACATATTCACTTAAAAAAGTTTGATCACGTCTTTCTAAGTATGTACCTTGTTCCGTAGAATTTGTAGCATTAAATACTTCTACACCTCTTACGAATAAAGTTCCTGCTGGAACTCTAATATTATTTACATCAGCTGCCATTGTACCTTGGTCCACGAATCTGTCTGAGTCCATAGGTAAATCAAGATTAATTCTGTGCTCAGCAGCCATTATAAAACCATCTAAAATAGTGGTTGTAAATACATTAGAATCTACTTCAGTATAATCTAAAATAGCTTGTTTAATTGTTGTATATGAATAACTTGAAAGTCCTGACATAATTAATTTCTATCATTTACGGGTCCAATTGTACACTGAAAACCGCCTCCTATTTCTGTGCTTGTAGCATTAGATACTAGAGGCACTGTTATAGAATTATATTGTGTTTCTGTAGCTTGACTACCATTAGGTAAAGTTGGACCAACTGCTACTGTAGTTGCAATTGCTGTTGCTAAATAAGATCCAAAAACTTTTGCTCCGTTTGCATGAGTTGTTGCCGTAGTATTAGAAAAAGTAATTCCTCTAAAAGGAGCCGCTGTTCCTCTTGTTAGTCCAGATAAAACTCCTGTGCCTGTATTATTACCTGTATATTGAATTGTTTCATTCAAGTATTTTCCAAAATTTGCACTAGTTGCATCTTGATCTACTTTTTCTATTACAATAAAACCAGCGTTTGGAAATGCTGCAGAATTAGTTAAAGTTAAAGTGTTGACTGTATCATTAATTGCACCATTTAAAGTTGTTTCTAATTCTAAAGTTGCAATTGCAACACCACCTACAGGATTTTTAACAGCTTGAAATCTTACATAAGATGTTCCTTCATGTATTTGATTAGCAAGATAAGACACACTTAAAGTTTGAGAAGCAGCTGTTGTTGTAAATGGATTATTAGGTAAAATATCTTGTACAGGAAACTCAACTCTTGCAGGTCTTGCATGTAATAAACCTTGTGGATCAGCTCCTACAGGATGTGGTTCTAATTGTGGTTGTTTAGGTTCAAACTCAGAAATGTGTACCCATGCCCCAGTCCATTCTTTAACCATTTCTCTATATGGAAAAGCGGCACCTGATCTATCTGATATTGCTAACGCTCTGCTTCCTTTTGCAAATCTTGCCATTATACATTTGGATAATAAGTTTTCGGTGTAATAAACGTACTCGCTGCTGATCCATCCTCCGATAGTGCTCTTGCTAATTCATCTTCATATAGCAATTTCATTTCTTGTGTTCTTTGTGGTGCAAACTTCATAGATAAATAATATGATAATCCTGAGACCATACACGGTACAAATCTAAAAGGTGCATCACCTGCGTTACTATAAGCTCCTACATCTTGAATTCTTCTTACATAATAAACACTTAAAAAATTTGATGCAGCAGTTGAGTTAGGTAAAGGATAAATTGTAATTGTAACTTTATCAATAAATCTTTGTACCCAAAATTGTGAAGGTGTTCCATTAGATGCTTTGTTTGCTGTTGCAGCATACGCATCTCTTGCAACTTTTGTTAATCCTGTGTCTGATTGATTTGTTGTGTTGTAATTTTGTCTATAAGCAACATTTAAAATATCTGAGATACCATAAACATTTGCTGTTGGAACTGTTGTAGCTTGTGGTGGTTCACCACCTCCAGGTACGTCCGTAGAATTTCTATAAAAAGTATAAACACCGGATCCTTCAGCTGTAGCATCAACATTAGTTGTTGAACCTGCTATTAAATTAATATTAGTATTTCCTACTTCCCAAAAATGTATTCCTCTATTACCCCATTCTTGAAAAAGAATGTTAAGTGATCTTCTGGCAGTTTTTAATTGATGTCCACCAGTTCCTTGAAGTCCAATACGTTCGTACGCATCTTGAATGATTTCATCTATTGAGAAATCCTGATCAAATGAATATGATGAGGAAGTAGTATTCGCCATTGGCTACTCCTTTAAAATGTTCCGATTACGTAACAAAAATCACA